ATATGTGTGTATAAAAATAAAATTTAAGTTTCAAGTAATCAATTCTCTCGTATTGTTTTTGGGTATATTAAGTTATAATACATAAAATTAAAATCTGCCACTCCTGGGAAACCGGGAGTGGTTTTTATGTACGCCATTTCACAATACATATATGTGGATAATATACATGTAAAGGAGGAAATAAATAACTATGGGAACATTAATATTTGATAAAATGGATAAGAGTCCGAATGGTAAACAGCAAATAGCTCGTGGAGGAGAATCTGTTCAATTATCTATATTCAGAATGATTACAACGCCACGTGGAAATCTGCCTGATTTTCCTGATCTTGGATTTGAAATGGAACACTTCTTTGGATTATCTCATTTATCTGAGGCTTTTACTGACTTATCAAACGAATTCATTAATCAGATACGTAAGCTAGTAGGAGATGAAAACGTAGAATGCTCTATACGTAGATTAGCTGGTGGAGTTATAAGATTTGAAATAGTGTATACTCTGAATGGTAAAATGGCTAGTATAGGTATGAGTGCAGAGAAAAATGAGAAGAATCAAATCATATTTAAGAATATAACATTAAAATAAAAAAGGAGGCTGATATGAAATGGATATGACTAAAGAGCAGATAATAGAGCTGCAAAGAGAATTTATGTCTAGAATACGTGATGATGAAGATAAAAAGAGTACGGAACGTCTTAATGTGGCTTTTAATCTATATTATACTATAAGTCAACACAGAAAGTCTACGGAAATAGACGTTCAGGAATTGCTACAAAAGGCTGATTTGGTATTAGGTGGACGTGCTTATGAAGTATCGGAATGGTGTAAAAGACAGTGTCTGCCTGAAAATACTTTGAATGATTTGCGTGAACTTGAAAAGTATAACGTTATAAAGCAAGATTATGACGTACTTGATTTAACGCTCTCAGACGTGTTTAAATCGCTTTCTAAGAAATCAGTGGGTAAAGATATCGTCGAAGCGTCTAAAACGCGTTATAAGGCCACTATAGAGCGTATAAAGCGTGATGTGATGAATAGTTATGTAGAAAAACGTAACAGGCTAAATCCAAATGGTAGTTTAGATAGATTCTTGAGTGGTGATGAGCTTGAAGAAGTAAATATACTGGCAGATGAAATAATAAAGACAGATCCGATAGTACGTAGTATGAATGAATCAAATAGTAATTTTGCTAAGATACACGATACGATGATGGAACGTAGTGTCAATATGAAGTATAAGTTTGAGAAGCTTAAAGAGCAAATATGTAATACCGCAAGAGTGACGCCTGAAAGCTTTGATAAGTTTTATGCTGCAGTAAGAGCAGAGCAAGAACGTAGAATAAGTAATGATGTAGAGTTAAGTGGAGATAAGGAAGTTCCGACTATGTTTGGAGGAGTTACCGAGCTTTATAATATAGACGTTATGAATGGAATAGTAAGAGCACATGCTCATTTATTAGTACCTGTAGAGAATGATGTTTATCCTGATAAACCTATATATGTGAGCGATATACTGAAGGTTATAGATGCTGTTGATTATCAAGATGTAGCTCGTAGTACAGGAAATCTGGTAGTAAAGATGACTGGTTACGATGATATATGGGAAAAATACAATCAACTTAATGAAATAAATGAAGTTCAATCTATAAACAGAATACAGGGAAAGGATCTTGAAACAGGTATAAAGGCTGATCTTGACTATAAAATCAGTGGAAATAATATAGCTAAAGTAAATAAAGAAACGGATATAACTATAATTCCTACGAATAATAAGAAGTTTACATTTAAGCTTGGAGCTGATAAGAGTAAATATGCAAGACCGCTAACTAACTCAACTCCTGTCACAATAGATCGTAGCACTGTTAAGATAGAAGATATAAAACCAAAGAAGAAAGTAATTACAAGTCTGGATGACTTAATATAAAAAGGGAGGAAATACAATGAATGATTTCACGAATAATAACGTACCACGTCCACCAAAGGCAAATGCAGTGGATTATAACACATTAATTAATGATTTAAGAGACACTCTGACTACAGAACCAAATATAAACAGAGTAAACGATATCTTACTTAAGCTGGTAAATGAAGTAAGAATGAATCCACTTAAAGAAGATCTTGTAATGAGAGAGCTTAAATCTGAATTATACAACTTACAAACAAGAGGAAATACGGAAGAAGAGCAAACTAGATTATGTGTAAGAACTATGCAAAACTTTATAAAGCAGCTTGATCCTACGTTTATAACAGAAGATACAGATGGAAGACCAGTTATACAAGCTCCGATGAAGACTAAATCAAATGAGTATACAGCTCTAGATAGAGAGATAGAAGCAGCTATAGCAGACGGAGATGATGAAGAATTATCGTACTTACTTGGACTTAAACAGAAGTCTATTGAAGAAATGGCTAAAAACGCTGGAATCAATCCTGAGGCTCTTACAGCCCCTAAAAACGAAGAATCGACTAATATTGATACAAGTTATAGCCTAGATGGCTTAAACCTCTCAGAAGAGGCTATAAACGCGTTAAATAACGATTTAGGAGTATCTGTAAAGAATAATAAGTCGGAATTAGTAGAAAATATAGCTCCTGTAGATTGGAATGAAGTTAAGGTAGAAACTAAAGTAGACGAATATGTATTTCCATCTGAAGAAGAGACTAAAAAGATTATAGAAGAAGTAAAGCAAGAAGCTCCAGTTAAGTCTCAAAAAGAGATAGAAAGAGAAGAACTTCTTAGAAAGCTTGCAGAATTAGATAGAGAAGAAACTCCTATTAAAGAAGAACCTAAAGTAGAAAAGGCTAAAGAGATAAACTGGGAAGAAGCTCTTAAGACTGCTAAAGAAGAAGTAGTAGATGTAGAACCTGAGCTAGTAGAAGTAGAGTATAAGGATCCTATAGATATTTCTAATGTAGAGACTGCTGTTGTAACTTCTGAAGAGATAAAAAAAGAAACTGTTCCTGAAGTAGATGAAAATGCTTCTGTAAAGAATATAAAGCACGATACTATGCCTGTAGAAGACTTTGAAAAGAATTTCGTAGCTGTAAGTAAGGTTCCATCTGAGAAAATGCTTGAAAACTTCAGAGGTACGAGAATAGAAAAGATCAGAGCTTATGCTGAGGCTCATAAATCTGGACGTAAAGTATATTTACCAGACAGTGGATATGAAGTATTTATATCTAAAATGAGAGATAGACAGCAATTAAACTATATCTATTTACTACTAGAAGAAGCTGGATATGGATCTGAAGTAGTGCAAAGATATGAAATAGACGAGCTTATAAGAATAGTAGCAGAACACGTGGACTTTGATTTCGATATAAATCCTGATAAAAATGAATTCTTATACAATGTAAGTCCAAGAGATTTCTCTTTATTAGTAATGATGTTTGCTATTATAAACAGTCCAGAAGTAAATAGTAAGAACCACGCTGTAGCTAAAGTAGACAGATGTGGATGTACAAATTGTGGAAATAAAGTATTCTTTAAGAACGATACTGAATTAGATCTATATGAAAGCTTTACTAAATCATATCCATTCAGCAAGTTCTTATCTGGATATAATACATATATAAATAATAAGCCTGCTAATATCGTACTTGCTTACAGAAAGCCTGGTACTTATGGGGAACTTCATAAAGTTACTGCTGAAGACGATATATTCGATTATAAGCTTATATTCTCTAAGCCTACTGTAGGAAAGATACAAAATAAAGATAGAAATAAAGACGAACTTGTATATAGACTGCTAGTAGAAAGCTTTAATGAAAAGCGTGATGTATTAGAACTTCCTTATACAAGTACTATAGACGCTATTATAGCACAATGTCCTGATTGGAATAGTTATAAAGAATATACAAGAGAATTTATAAGAGCTTATTCTGAAGCAGGAGCTACAGAAGATCTTAAGACTACGTATAATGTTATAAACTATATGGGAGAACAGATCGATACTCTTGAAAATAATAATAATGGACTTATAAACTTGTGTACTTGGATAGATGCATTTAAGCTTACTCCTAAAGACTCTAAGTTCGATGCAGAAGAATTCAATCACGAAGATTTCTATGAGTTATTCCAATCTATACTTACTGCTCCTAATGAAATAATAAGAGAATGTGTAAAAGTTATAGATGAAATGACAGATTTAGAAGGACTTGCAAACTCTTCTGTAATACTTGACGAGGCTTTCGTTAAAGGATTTATCGACTTCGATAGAACATACTTTACAGATGAAGAAGCTCTAAAGAGATTCGATACTAATAATCCAGATGCTTCAGAAACTAGAAGAAACAAGTTTATAGAAGATAGAAATGCTATGCGTGCTAGAATGGATAATGGAGAATGTCCAGTTTGTGGACACAAGGAGTTCTCAATAGAATATCCTCAGCTACTTTTTTTCTCTATAGCCAGCAGATTGTATCCGAAACAAGCGAACTAAACGCTCTTAAAGAAACTGTATTAAGAGAATTTGAAGGACAGGTCGTCGTACATTATGACGATCTTGCTCCTATCGAATGGGTAAGTCTTCTTAATATACGTAGAGAGATAAAAGAAAAGCAATATAAATCTATACAAGATATACAAAACAAGGCTAACAAACAAGAGGCTGGCGAAAAAGAAGCTACAAAGCAAACGTCCTTAGCTACACATAGAATGGATGCTATAAATGCTATGATGAAGAATAGCACTACAGGGTAACAAATGAGAGTGTGAAGCATATAGTTTCACCTCCTTTCAAAATTTTATGCTCGATGGCTACTAGAGCTACACTAACACATTCTTTTGGAATATATTCGAACTAATAATTTTTTAATCTTAATTACCTTATTTCTTTTTTAATTATCATTTTTTTATTTGCGTTTAGTGTTAGTGTATTGTGGTAAAAAAAAAATAGAGGATGGTAGCTACCTCTAAAAGTATAATAATGCTGGAGATATATTTAATAAATAGATGAATGAATAGACTTATTCTATCCAATCGTAAGATCTGTATACACGGTAAAGTCCGTTAATAATGTTTGGAAAGTTATCAGGTTTCGCGATAATGTGCTCGGCGAAAGCTTTATCGTTAACCCAATATCTGATGAAGTTATCAAAACTCATCTTCATAAAAATCACCTCATTTCCTCCAGCATAAATTTTATTATACTGTCTATTATATATAGTTTTATCTATATTAAAATGAGGTGTTTAAATGCATTCCCCCTCTTCGTTGAGGGGGTTTACATTTTATTACGCCATTATTAAAAATACATCTTTACTCATATTTATAATACAGTCGTGAATAATATCTTGTAGATTATCTAATAGTCCAATTACATCTATACACCAAGTTATCTTAGAAGTGAACTCAATACCCAACTTCTCAATAGAATCGTTTGTAAGCAGTTTAGAGAGTTTCTTAGCTATATTGATATTCTTACTAGGCTTAGTGCCTACAAACGCTTTAAACAGGCTTATACGCGTTTTAACGGCATTTATAAGCAATAACTTCTCGCTATTATTCAATTTATAGACTTTTTTCCCTTTAGAAGCATTTAATAAAGATTTATCTTGTAAAAGCTTATTAAAGTCGTCCATAATCTTCTTAGAATCAACATCAAATCTTCTTTCGTCATAAGTAATATTCTTATCAAAAGCTTTATTATAAGCAGCTATTAAGAACTCTATAAGTATAGATATAGCATCAGAAAGATCATCTGTATTTATAGCATCTTTCTTATCATTCCATATAGCAAGTAATGGAACCAAAGCAGGAAGTCCTATAAAAGGCATTAGAAACCATAATCCAAGTACTATAGTAAGCCCTATTTTAGTAGCGTCGCTATCCATATCAAGCTTCATAAAGTCTATAAACTTCTTGATAGTCATACTATTATTATCTATAGTAGTACTCTGAAACTCTGGAAATATATCTAGAAGCTTTGCAAGTCTTTCTACTAGCTCTTTATTAAAGCAACAATCTTGTACTCCATCTTTCATAGTAGTCTTTCTCAAATATTTATCAAGATCATTTATATACTTAATAGACATTCTTTCTCTAGACAGAAACATACCTTGAAGTTCCTTTATAAGAAGTCCACTATCAGAAGGTAGTCTACCACCAAAATATTCCATACCAGGCTCACTATATTTCTCATTGAGTTTCATTTGTAGTTCTTTAATATCTAAATTCATACATCATCAACTCCATTTGTCTATTTCACTTATAATCTTATCCCATATAGTAAATATCTTATCATAGTGAGTAAGCATTTTAAAGTCATTTGCAGCAGATTCTAACCAAGAAGCTCCATCAGTATAGTCGCCAGCACTTCCTTTAGATACATCTTTCTGTACTCCAGCTTTCTTAAGCATCTTTACTTTGCTTCTTTTAGTCTTTTCAAGCTTCTTTACTACAGTAGACACAAGTTCAGGAGTAGTCTCTACTTCTTCAGATTTAAAGAATAATATCTTTTTATAATACTTTTCAAGTACAGGCATTACTTCTGTTCTCAAATAGTTTATAATCTTAATCTGTTCATTAGCAGCAACTAGCTTTCCTTTTTGCTTAGTATCTTCCATAAGAGTATCTACTTCTTTACCTATTTCTTTACTTATATATTTAACATGAGACTTTACATCTTTACTTTCATCCAAGTAATCCTCAGGTTTATTAAAGATAAATCTATAGGCTTGGTTTATATACTTTACAATGAAGTTCTTAGTAAACACTACGTCTATAGTCTTATGAATAAACTTTTTATCTACATCGTCTGGAGTAAATGCAGACAGAGCATCCAGAGCACGCTTTAGGTACTCTGGAGTTATAAATGATTCTCTATCTTGCTTTATATCACGCTGTATTATATTCTTGACTGAGTCTATGTTTTTCTTTACTCTTTGGCTTCTATCTTTAGCCATATACACATCCTCCTACATCTTGTATAAGTCAAGTAATACTTTATTAGTAACGTCGAAGTATAATTCAGCTGCTACCATAAGTCCTTTATATCCATCTAGACATACTTTAAGATCTTGGTAACCTTCCACAGATCTGAATACTTTGTCTGTAAGAGCTTCTGCACCAGATGTCATTGCCTTAACAGCACCAGGTGACACCATATGTAGCTTTTCTTTATATACAGTTGAAGCAGCAGCGTATACTAATTCAGCAGCCTGTACTTTTTCATTATATTCTACTGGAAGTTTTCTACCAAGTTTAGTTTTAAGATCTTGTAATTTTTGTACTATTGTATTTGTAGCCTTAGTAATATCTAATGGTCCGAAGTCTCTAGAAAGCTTTGCAGGGTTTTCTGGACATACTGTAAAGTATACATTTTGAGCCAAGTCTACGCATATAGCATTTACAAGTTCTATTCCTTTAGCAAGCATAACGTCTTTTTGAGCCTTGTCTACTCCCCAATTCCATATAGCAATATAGAATCTTATTTCAGATACAAGAGATTTAAACCAGAAATATATTCCAAGTGGGAATAATATAATAGTAGCAAAAGATAAAGCAGCATATACTCTTTCTTTAAATCCTTGCCAATATTGTCTTAATGGTTCCCAAGCAGCATCTTCCATCATAGCATCCATATCATTCATAAGAGATTGCCATTTAGCAGTCTTAGTATTTCCTAATTTAGGGTTAAAAGCCTCAGTAATTCTAGCATATTCTTTAGCATTTTCAGCATTAAGTCCTATTACAGAAGCTCCTTGTGATATCTTTCCAGTGTTGATTTGTTGCATTTGAGTTATAGCTTGGTTAAATCCAGCCTGTCTTTTAGTAAATATATTACCAAGTTTACTAAAGTAATACATAAACTTATTCCCAAAGTTACCTCCATCAATAGCAGACTCTACTCCATAAGATTCTAAAGATGCTGTAGAAGTCATAAAACCGAAGTCTAGCTTACTTTCAGTAGAAATCATATCAAAGTATTCATCTATGAATGCTTCTGTAGCAAGTTCCTTTTCATATTTCTCTGCATTTAAATTAATTAAATCCATGTAATTCATAATTTACTCTCCTTTATTTTTTATTATATTTCTTAACCATATCTTCACTACTATAATAATCAAGAATAGATCCTGGTTCAGGTGGAATACCAAGTATATCTCTATTCTTTCTTGCTATATGTAATAAGATACTTACTAGTTTACCATGTTGTATCATACCTGGAGTCATACGCTTTACTATACTATATGTACTATAACACAAGTCACAAGTACGTCTAGTAAGGCTTCCTACAGGTCTAAGTTCATTCGATAATACCATAGTAGGCTCTCCCTTAAGAGCATTATCCACTACTATCTTATCTCCTGGTCCAAGTTTATCAAGTATTTCTATACTATATTCTATCAGTATTTGTCCGTTTTCTATAGTATCTCCATTTATCTTACTATTCTTTCCTCTAGTAAGCTTTTGTGGACGCTTATCTAATAACTTACGTGTAAATTGATCAGATACCTTGTCAAGACTACTCATATTATTACTTATACGTTGAGCATCATCTACATCACGTATAAAATCTTTCATAGACTTAGAAAGACTCATATTTTGAGCATCTCTCCAATATATTCTGATATCTACTATCTTACCTTTATAATGAGCCTCTACTTCTTTAAGAGACAAGCTATCCATATTAGCAAATAACTCGTTAATAGTATCGTCATCAGTAAGTACTTTATACTTAAATAATATGTCGTTAGGTTTAACTTCCTCCCCTATTTTAGCTTTCCAATCCCTTACCTCTGTATTAAGATCCATTATACGAGCTACACGCTTAACTACACGAGTAGCAAGCTTATTAGATAAACTTTCAAATGGAAGACAGCTATCTTCCCATACAGCTTCTCCATCACAAGTACATACCCATATTAAAGCTCCAGCAGCAAGTCCAATATGTCCATTAGACTTTCTTCTATAACTATCTTTACTATAAGCTATTATATCTCCTTCTTTAAACTTATGTCCTACAGTTATTCCTTTATTAGGTATAAAGTCGTTCTTTATAAAGTATCCTTTATCTGCATTACGTTCTACATTTATAAGAGATATGGCATCCGTAGTCTTATCGTCATATTGAATTATAATAAAGTCTTTATTCATCTCTACTACTTTACCATTATCTCTAGCTATATAAGAATGTTTAGGAGTCATTTTAATAGCAGCTTCATCTACATAAGAAGATACAAGCATAGGATCACTATCAGCAGCAGGAAGTATGTGGTTGAACTGTCCAGACTGCATTAGTCTACGAGCACAGTGGTTAAATCTTGTATATGGTATATATGCATCACTGAAGGCCATTAAGTTAGAAGATTCTAGATCATTAGCACTATCGTGGTGTTCATAGTCTCCAGATAAGTTAGTTACTACCGGATTTACAGGAAGATATTTCACTATTCCAGCATTTCCACTGTAGGCAGTAGCACAAGTTTCAGTACCATAGTTATTCTTATTAAACATACGAACGTTATTAGTATACGCTCTAGGTTCATTTATTCCATTATGTCCTTTAAACGATACTTGAGAACTATCCATCATTTCTCTGAAAGCAGACAGTCCATTTGCCTCATTTATATTAGGAAGACTTTGAAGTCTTTGTATTACAGCATCTTTAGCAAGATTTACTTTAGCTCTAGAACCACGCTTTACTCTGGCTTGGTTATTAGATAGCTCTTTAGATATAACGTCATATACACAACGATTAATAACTTCTGAAGGCGTTATAAGTCTATAGCTTCTAATATCTCCTTTATATGTAGTCTTATATGTAGTAAATAAAGATACAGCGTATATAAACATACCTACGAAATCAGAAGGTATATTATAAAGCTCACATACTCTCTTAGTAATTGGATCTACAAATAAGTCTGCGAAGTTTTCTATATAGATGGCAGTATTACTGTTTCCAGCAAATTCTTCCATTATATTAGTAATATCAAACGTATCTTTATCAGAAAGATCCATAGTAGTCAAATAGTTTAGTAATAAGTTATTAAGATCATTATTATACTTAAGTACTATAGTATAGTCGCTGAATCTTATAATACCGTAGTCTTTATTATTATTAGTAAACTTATCTATAGTTTCTGTATTCTTTACTACTCTATACTGTAAGTTATTAGTATCTTTAAGTAAGTCTAAAAGCTTTTTAAGAGGTATAGCCACAAGCAGTATAAGCACTACTGGTATTTCTGTACCCATAATAGTAGCCACAGGAGTATATAAAGACGCAGTTGTAATAGCAGAAGAAGGCTCAGATTTCTTCCAAGCTTCAGGATTCTCATTTTGAAGTATACTACAGATAAAGTCTATACTATCGTATGTTTTATTTCCTACCTTAATTTTATCGTGTACAGGATCGTGTAACACATCTTTATCATAGAATCTTCCAAGAAGAGTCATACCATTCTTTTTACCTTTACCTCTAAAGTCTATATCATAATCCTTGCTTATAAGTCCTACGAAATGACGATTTAAATGAGTAAGTCTAAAGCTGATTTGATTTTCATATATAAAATATCCAAGATCATCAGTAGTTTTTACCTTAAGTATAGGCGTATGATTAGTATTTCTATAATAAGAATTTATCTGAGATATCACTATCTTATCCTTCATACTTATATATTTACCACTAAGACGCATTATAACCTTATTATACGCAGTAGTAATAATAACGTTCTCATCTTGTTTTATAACTGGTTTAGCAGCATTTTGTAGCTTTATTTGCTTAGCAGAACCTCCAAGGAATATATTACCACTAGAGTTAAATGTTTCTGGAACATCAAGTACTATCTCAAGTGGATCCCCATTATGAGTTTCGTATTGAACTTTAAGCTCATATCCTTTAAACTCTCTATCGCTTATATCCTTTTTAGTATATCCTTTAAGTATAAGTGGATAAGTCAAGCCAGCAGGAGCAGCCAATATATTAGCCAAGTCATCGTCTCCAAGCTGTTTCTTATACTTGGTATCAAGATCTTTTACAGATGTTTTATTATAAGAAGTAGGCGTAGAAGTTTCTATATTTATATCTTGATCTTTTATTTCGTGTTTCTTTATAACTTCTACCATTTCTGCTGGTTTCTTTCCATATTTCTTTACAATAGCTTTACGCATATTTTGTATTTCTTTAGTTTCTACGTTTTCTTTAAGCTTTGTATAGTTGTGTTCTTCTATAATTTCTACAGCTTTCTCAGCAGGTTTCATATTACTATCTTCTATTATTTTAAAATAGTCCTTACTATATCCACGCTTAGAACCAGCATTACTAGCCTCTATAATCTCTATATCAGCTATATCATCAGACAGATCTTTATTCTCTTGTATTACAAGTTCTTTAGGCTTTACTAGATTTACATCATCTATATCATCAGATCCATTCTCAAATATATCAGCTATATCCTCATCTTCATCAGTATCAGGCTTTATAACCTCGTTAGGATTAGAGCTATCAAACATATCTTCGTCTGTATCTAAGTTTGTATTATCACCCAATTCCCCAGGTTTTACATCACTAGCAAGTTCTTCTTCTTTCGCAGGATCAAGCTTACCAGCAATACTATCCAATATATGAAGCTGTCTAAGCACTACCTTAGGTTTAAACATAGTCATCCCCATATAGTTCTTATTTCCACTAAGAACCAAGCTAGTCTTGCTCGTACCCTCTAATACTATAGTAACATTATAAGCAGCAAGCCATTCCTTAAATCCTTCAGGATCATCTTGAAACCATTTCATAAATAATAGTATTGGTCTCATTTTAGTAGCTACAGCACTGTCCATTATCGTAAGCTTTATATTAGTGTCACTTACAAAAGGACTTCTAAAGTATAATATCTTATTCTTATGAGAAGTGAAGCTTTCTATCTGTTTCTTATACATTTCAAGTATACCAGTTCTCATTGGAAGCTGTAGTCTCATCTTTTTATCAGTAGTCTGCTTACGTATAGCATTCGTAATCCAGCTCATATCTATCATACAGCTAGACTTTCCATCTATCATTTTAGCATTAGACAGTAGTTGCATTACACCATAGTCTTTCTTTATTTTCATTATTTGGTTATAACTCTTAGATAGATTTTCTATAATAGATTTAGACGGAAGCTTTTGCTTTATAACTTTAGGCATATAGTAATACTTAAGTCTAGATACTAGAAGCATATTCTTTCTATCTTTAATAGATTTAAATAGTTCTAAACTATCTTTATAACTATCTAAAAAAGAAAACACTAGAGCAGATTCATTTATACTTTTCTCAGCTACATAATAAGAAGACTTATTAAGCTTAAATGTTTTATCTTTAAGTATATTACGAGCTTCAAGTGATACTTCAACATTATTAATTTGATCATATATATTACGAGTATCAGCTTGTTTAGGCTCTTGAACTTCTGGTAACTTAATATTAAGTAGATCATAAATAGATCCCATTTTGTTTACCTCCTTTTTAATATTTTAACACAGAAGAGTTGTCTGGAACTGGGATAGACAAAAAAAAATAACAGAAGATTAAACCCCTGTTACTCTTTCCATAACTTCATACATGAAGTCTAGTGCGTATGTCATATCCTTGATACCATCTGTAAATGTTTGTCTTTCAAGATGAACTTTAAGATCGTTAAACTTGTAAATCATGTATCTTCTTTCATCTTCAGTCATACTATTTCTAAATGCATCGTAAAGACCTTTAACTCTAGTATCTAGAGTCATTAATTCGTCCCATTTTTCTAATTGTACTCCTGTTAATGCTGTTCTCATATAAATCACCTCCTACAGTGCTCCGTTGATCCACACCTATGAGAGAAATGTGGCGGAGGTTCGAATTATTTTATTATTTGTTATTACACTATATAATATATAACTAATTTTAGCTTATTTAATTTGGCGTAAAAAAAGTAAAAGGGAGTATTTCTACCCCCTATTCAAAATCTGCCTTTATAACATTCCAATCATGATGTCCATATACTCTATCTAGCTCTATTTTAAATACCATATTAGGTTTATCTAAATCAACCTCATCTATATCATAGAACACCTTTATATTAAATGGTATTCTTATATGTTTCTCAAGATGATAGTCTTGTAACTTTCTTGTAAGCTTAATAAGCCAGTATCTATATTCAAAGAAGCTTATAGCAGCAGCATCAACTACGTATTCATATCTAAACGAATCTATATTTTTAACTGTACTACACATCTTCATTTTATCTATAATAATCCTATTATTAAGATCTAATATTATTTCTCTAGCTATAAGATTATTTATAGATGGATCTATCTCTAGCACTAGCTTATTATAAACTATCTTTCTTTTAAATATACTATTCCACAATTCCTTAACTTTTTTAATCATACTACCACCCTCTCGTATTTACACCATGTAGATACCACACTTCTCTTTCTTTAACAAATTCTAATACTACCCATGTATTTCCTTCTGGAGTCTCAATAGCAAAAGCTAGATCAAAGAAGTTATTATTATTAATACTAGAAAGACTAAGTATACTCAAATCACTAGTAAGAAGTCTTACAAGCTCTCCTCTAACATTCTTATATTCTCCAGTAAGCTTAAACTCAAAGAAGTATTTAGCCTTCATATAAGTATTTTCTTCCATTATAGACATAGCGTTAGGCTTCTTTATATAGTTATAATGCTTAGTCTTAGATAGAATACCCCAATTTCCCTTAGCTAAATGATGTTCTACGAAGCCCATTCTATCGTCTGCATCTATATTACTTATATGTTGTGGAACTATATAAGTAATTTTAAAGTCTTTTGACTTGTTTTTAAACTTATTCTTAAATATTTTAACTAAATTATATATCATTTACATCCCCTCGCTCATATTAACCCATTCTGTATACGGATTATCTGTTATAACTTTAACCCCAATTTCATCTATAGGAATATATATAAACTCATAATCATCCATACGATCTCTAAGTATTCTACTAAGTCTTGATAAAGTATGAAACTTATTCCCACGCTTTATATATTTAATATTCTTTTTAAACTTATTATTAACTACTCTATCTATAGCCTTAGTACTTAAGAAAGCATCATACCATTTATCCCATCTCATAGTAATTGGTTTATGTACTATTTGCTTTCCATCTTTTTCTTCTACTTCTGGGAAAAGTTCCATTTTCTTATTATCTATATAGAAGTAGTGCTTTCCATCCTCTATCTTATCTACAGCAATGAGCATAGCCATATCAAATACATTCCTAATACAAGAGACACTGATCTTTCTTCTTATACCTAAAACATATATTCCATCTTCTGGAGTAATATTATTTTTTAGACGCTCTTTGACTATCGAATCTATCAACTTCTCTACTAACACGTTCCATCACCCCTTTATTATATATCATAGGTTTCCACACATCAGTCATAGCTTTATCAAGCTCTTTACGATATGCTTTATTATAAAGCTCAGATTTTTGTACAGGATGTTTTCCTTTTACATAAAGTCTTGCTTCTTCTTCTATTTCTCTTAAGAATCTATCTTTTTTATATAAAATAGCTTTGCCATTATCCGCATGAGTTCTATAATAAACTATCCATCTTTCAAGATCTATAGGAGGCACGTCAAACTGGCTATAATATACCACTTCACTAACATCATCTACTACTTTACCAGATTTCATTTTCTTTAGATAGTCTTTTACAACATCTTTCTTAATATCAAATCCATACTTAGCCAAATCAGAATCTACAAACTTCTCATATATAGTATCATAATGAATATCAGTCATATCGTTCATACAATCCAGAATACAAAGGAATTCCATCAATGGAGTATACCCAGACTCAGACGCAAGTCCTAGCTTTCTAGCTTTCATAAGTCTATTATAAACTCTTTTCTGCATATTATCTATACCAGACGTACTATATCTAGATAATAATATATTATTAACGTGACTATCACTCAACCAATATCCATATTTATTCTTACTCAGATTAAGAACCTTATATCTTTCTCTAGATATAATATTCTGCTCTATACGAAGTTCTTCGTTAAATACAGCCTTATAAACAGGATTATCTTGATTCTTCTGTAATCCATACTTAGATATTTTATGTATGTATGTTATATAATTACTCTTTTCTAAACTACGCTTATTTATAAAACAGTTTACTCCGTGGAAAATTAATGCACATGTAGCAGGAGGCAGTACTATTGATGCTTTAAAGATATTATGTTCTAGCTCGTATTTCTCTACTCCACCTTCTATTATAGCCTTTATATAGCTTAATTCATTCCTTCTGATACTAGTATCAGGAAAAACCCCTTCATTAAGAATTATATCGTATGCTTCATCTATACTCATCTTACCATTAGCCTTCATATAATATACTATAAAAGCCATTTCTAAATGTATTGTGTATGATCCCCACTCCAAAGATTTACATATATACCTACATTGACATATCCACTGCCTTAAATTATAAATATTTCTATGTCTTTTCTCAGGTATCTTCTTAAGTATCTTTTGAAGTTTACCATATCTCTGTACAAACAAAAAAAGATTATCTTCATATCTACAGCTTATTGATAAATTATTTTTACAGAACTCATCAAATAAGTTATCAAAAGTCATACATTGCTTCATCTCTTCAATGTATGGATTAGAATCCTTTTCAAATTTCTTTACGTAATTTAATACAGTATTTACTGCAAATTTTGGATCATAGTAATCCTTAGTAAGACAAGAAAGAAACTTATTAAAATTAAGCATATAATTATCTTTGATTGTCATAAACTTACCACTGTAACTCATTTTTCTATCTCTCCTTTGTAAATTTAATTAAGTGGAGTAAACCACAGTAAAAATTGTCGTGATTAAATAGTTAGGGCCTAGATAGATAAATATCTACCCAAGCCCATTATTATTATTTCCTAAAAGAAGATTTCTTATATTCTTTCTTAAAAGGTTTCTTTTCTTTAAATTCTTTCTTAGCCTTTTCTTCTTCTCTAAGATTATTAGAGTCAAATATATTCAGCTTCCAATTATGTAAATACATCTTTACATAATCGTGGATAAGATTTCTGCTGTTTATGATATATTCAAACTTCATCATTAAAGGAAGTGGAAATAATCTTCCTTTTTCTAATGTGTTTGTATAATCATTTAATAAATGTATCTTATCTTCTGCTGAATCTTGCAGACTTCCAAGTAATATAATCTTAATATCTTCAAATGAAGACAGAGGATCATATGGATTTATATCTCCGTTCATAAAACGATACCAATCATTTTTATGAGCTATAGTCCAGCTATCTATAGATTTATCTATTTCTTCATGATTCATAGCCCATTGCTTAAATTCTGGAATAGATTTTAAGAAATCTTCTGTAGAAGCTCCTGTAGAAAGTTGTATTATAAATGCAGTATTATTATAATTCTTATCTTTCCAAGCCCAAGCTCCTACATATTTCATTACACCATAAGTAACAGGATGTTTTTCTCTGTAGTATTCATTAAGCTTTCCTAATATATAGTCTTGAGCCATAGCCTTAGCAGTGCACTCTGTTATAGTATTAGAACTTACTTTAATTGTAGGTAAGTTTATAATAATATCTTTAATAGTAGCTGCATTCTTAAATGGTTTTACTTTATGAATATAAGTACTTTCTTCAAACTCTGCTCCGTCGTATCCAGATTGTATACTTCTAACTAGGAAGCTCTTAGGATCTGGTCTATATCTAGAAGCAGTATAAGTATCAACAAATTCTACAGCCTCTTTGCTAAACTTATTAATATTTCCATTAATAATCTCACAGTTTTCATATAATCCATCCCAAAATCTAGACATAAAGAAGTCTACTATATCATTTATATCTACAAATTCAGGAGCATTTATAACTATAGCCTTAATATTTTCACAAGAGAAAGTTCTACTTCTCATATAGTTTATATGATCTGTAGTAATTTCCTTAAGATTATAAGCATTACCTATACTACTAAATCTTCCCCCAAGAAGAGCAGCCCATTCAGAAGTCTTTCTAATAGATTGAGAGTCACCAGGATATCTAGTTTGCATTTCTCCAAATATAACATTCTTTTCTTGCTCTAAATAAGACTCGTTTACATCTGTAGTTACTAGATTATAGCATATATCCCCAAGTCTCTTAAGTAGAGTCTTATAATCATATTCTTTACAGAAGCTAGTATAATATCTATCGTTAGGATACTTATTTATATCCATACAAGAAGCAGTACTAGCTATTATACCCATATCCTTATGACTAGTTTGAGCATTAAGCTCTATACCTAATCTAGTAAGTTCATCTCTGCATTGAAATAGAGACTTTCCTTCATATACATTACTAAATAAACAGTGCTCCATTAAATGAGGAACTCCTTGTGCTTTATCAAATGATGATACGTGGAATCTAGCATTTACGCTCAAGCTTAATATCTTTGGGTCTCTTACTATTACTATTTTCCCACCATTAGCAAGATCACACACATCTATAAGCATAGTCCCTACTTTAGTTCCATTCCACTTTATTTTACTTTTATCAAAGTTCATTCTATATCATTCTCCTTATTTTCTTTTTATATCTAGACTTAGTGAAAAGTTTAGTGCTTCTTCTAACTCCATTCCTTCGACATATATGTCTGCATTGAATCCTGTAACTAATATTTGACCACTCTTATCGTATACTATTCTATTAAGAGCTTCTGAGAATAAAGGATGTAGAATAAGCTTTCTAGCTAAGCCTTCAGTTACATACATCTCATCAGGTTGCTGTCTACGTAACACTTTAATTTTATCAGTCTCATGATCATACATAAACTCACAAACTATTGCGTTGTGTACTGGATCATCAGCCTTAAGATTCTTTTCTTCTAACATAACCACATAATCAATTATTCTTTTTTCTATTACTACTACTTGCATATAAACCTCCTTATTTATCAAAGCCTTTTAAAAGATCAGTATATACATTATGAACAGCTATAGATTTATCTAATATATCCTTCATCTTTTCCAAAGCTTCTATATTAACAAACGTTACAGGACTTGGCCACAAATCTAAAAGCTCATTATAGTTGCAACCACTTGCGTCTAAATAGAACTCTCCGCTCAAAGCATCCGGGAAGTTCTTCATAATACTCATGTATTTTTCAGATACTTCTTCTATTTTATTATTATATTCTATATACCCAGCAAGTATTTCTCTAAACTCATTCAGATTATCATCTTTAACTCTCTTAGTCACGTTACAATCCTTATCCATACATTCACCTTTATTTACCATTAGATCGAAGATAGAAGACTCTTCTCCACGCGGTACACCGTGCTTTTTAAGAAGAACTTTCTTTATAGCTTTATTATCCTTAACGTCTTCAATTATAGACGCTGTATATCTATAAGTAAATTCTTTTAACTTATTTACTACTCTATCTGGGTATGTTCTAGCATTTTCATCATTCAACCCAGCATAAGTTAAATTAGCTAAGTATCTCAAAATTTCAGTACTAGGTTCTGTTTCATATACATCATTCTGCAACATTTTTAATTCATCTAATGGTTCTAATAGAACGCTAGCTAATGCGTTAGTTATGTTAATTATTCCCTTAATAGAAGTCTTAATACTTATAACACTGTTTGTATCATCCTCTATATGCTTTATATTGCACATAGCATCTATACATATATCTAATAGTTCATTACCGTATTTATAGACTCCTCCTACCTTAGGTTTAATTAACTCGATACCTTTGATCATAATATCCTTAGATTCCATAAATAACTTTACACTTTCCTCAGTTCTTCTGTAAAGCATATTATCACCATAGTTAAGTACCGCCTTAATCTTTAAGAAAGTAGCAATTATAAACTCATCTTTCTTTGTTTCATTGTACTTGTCAATATAATACCCCAATAATTCAACACGTTTCTTAAATTCTCTCATCTTTAAATTCCTCCTTAAATTATTATAAAATTATTTTATTGAAACGATACATTATATATAATTATCTGCTTTGTATTATTTCTCAAATAATATGTACACACTATCCTGAAATCTACCAGCTACGCTAATGCTGATAGCTTTAGCCTTGTATCTATCATATTCTTCTCTAATAGCGTCATTTATAATCTTTTCATTAGTTCTCATCTTCTTATCCCAACTTAAAGAAGTAGATAAATCATAACTTTTTACATAAGTTTCAGCCATACTCATCATAGATATACACAACATTAATCCTAATATTAATTTCTTCATATCATATACCTCCTTATATTAATCTTGACAACAAAACTAAGGAACCGGCGACTATACCAGCTCCTGTAGTAATATAGAACTCTGATTTACTCATCTTATCCTTATTTATAATACTTTCTACTACCATCCATACAGCTACTGCTAATATTACACCTATTACTACGTATGTTGCCATTTTTACATCCCTTCTCCTTTTATATATTTTTTAATTTAACTAACTTTCTAATTACTATATGATCTAACTCATAATCATCATATATATCTACTACTTTCATAACTATATTAATTATGTCATCCATAATATCTCCATCTATCGCCAAGTCCCTATCTTTAAGAACTTGGTTGACATCGTGTATATTACGTTCACTAGTTATTTTTGCAATCTCTGATGAAGTTAGCAATCCTCTATTGATTACCTTGCTGTCTATAACACTTCTAGAAAATGCTATATTATCCATTTTATCTATAACTAATAAGTCTACAGATAACTCTCTACTATTCTTTAACTTACCCTGTACTTTCAACACTGCATTCATACTCGATCACCTTTATCCTTTTAATATTTCTGTTTTTCTTTTACTATTGAATACCTTCTTGTCAAGTATTTCAGTCCATTCTTTAAGCATTTCCTCATCTAGATACTTATTTCTCTCAGAAGAAGTAAGCTTAGTCAATACTTTAGCACGCTTCTTAAGCTCGTCTATTTCTTTTTCTACATTCTTCATCTCAAGATTACTAAGTCTATAAACACGCATCATTACTATATATTCTGCCTGTTCTCTAGTAAGCTTAAATTCTTTCATAATCTTGACTATACTATCTTCTTTACCAGATGACTTACGTACTATAGCTATAGCCTTATCTATATCTTTATTTATTACTATGAGTCCATCTAATATATGAAGTCTATTAGCATTAGTTTCCATCTCATATTTAAACTTATTATAAAGACATTTACTTCTAAATCCTACAAATGCTTCCATAACTTCTGCAAGATTAAGAAGTCTGTACTCCTTATTATCAAGAAGTACCATCATATTCATTACTTGACTATATCTAAGACAAGTCTTCTTAAGAAGTACTTCAAGAAGTTCATCATATTTAGTCCCAGTAGAAACTCTTATCTTAATGCAGATCTTTCCATCTGCAGATAGATCGTCTACACCAGCTATAAGACTACCAATATCTTTATCTGCCTTTATTTTAGCAAGTTGATCTATAAATGTATCTTGTGTACGCATGTATGGAATCTCATCTATAACTATATAAGTCTTACTATCATGAACTTCCTTATGCCATTTACCAGTAATAGTACAAGCTCCATTCCCAGTATTATAGAATCTATAAACATTATTTATTTGACTAACTACTCCACCAGTAGGAAAATCAGGAGCTTTAAGAATATTAACCATCTCTTTTATACTCATCTTAGGATCTTTAACATAAGCTATACAAAGTTTTACTACATCATGTGCATTATGAGGTGGTATCCAACACATATATGGAGTAGCTATACCACTATTACCATTAATAAGTATATCAGGTATTACAGCTGGTAAGTATGTCGGCTCCTTCTCCTCTTCGTCATAGTTAGGGACATACTTTACAACGTGTTCATTAAGATCTTTTAATAGGTAATTATCCGAATACTCAGATAGTTTTGCTTCAGTATAACGTTTACTAGCTTGTCTAGCTACTATTTGGTTACCAAATCCACCTTGTCCTATAATATAAGGATAATTATTAACACTATCTCTAGTCATAGTAACTAAAGCTCCATAACATGCTTCATCAGAATGAGGATTGTATTTACCTATAACCTCTCCTACAATTCTTGCTGATTTCTTAGTACTACTAGTATGAAATATCTTCATTTCGTGCATTGCATAAAGTATTCTACGTTGTACTGGCTTACAATTATCAAATACGCAAGGTATAGCTCTGTCTTCTAAAGTATATGTAGAATACTCAAGATAGTCGTTCTTAGCTAACTCTTCTGCAGATATCCTACGCATCACGCATCACCAATCCAATTATCTTTTTACACATAATATCTACAGCCTTATTAAATAACCATAATATCGGTAATACTACAGATATAATTATAAGGAAGCTTGCTATTCTATCACAAATCTTCCATCTACGAGCCCACATAAGTCTTATACGTGGATTCTTTTTCTCAGCTACTCTCTTATCATCTAACCAATTTGCAATAATAGCATCGATTACTAATAATAAGAATACATTCACAACATATATAGCACATATATAAAACATATCACTATTTAACATATTAAATTTCTCCTTTCTCTATAAAAAGTTTCCTAGGCTCAGAACTACTACCTTGAAGCTTACTGATTATTTCAGATAGTCTTTCAAAATCTTCTGGTAATATTTGAACTAATGCATCTGACTTAGGATTCATTACATAGTTCTTATAATCTATAGCATCCATCTCCCCAAGTCCTTTAAAACGTTTTATTTGATAATCTCCCTTTAGTTTAGATAATACTTCATCTAACATTTTCTTATTTTTACAGTATATAGTTTCTTTTTTAGTAATAACCTTAAATAACGGAGCTTCAGCATAATATAAATGTCCTTGCTTTATTATCTCAGGTAGATGTCTTACAAATAAAGTAAGCTCTCCTAATCTTATAGCTGCTCCGTCTGGATCCAGTAGCACATCTTATGACGATATCCTGCTATCGGACTATATCTTCTCTCTAATATTGATTAGAGCACCCTACCGTTTCGATTTAATGGAATCATTTGGATATAATGATCTTTTATTACATCAGACTAATCTCATCTGAATACCAACCTAATTAAAGGCTCTACTCTACTCACATCGTCTAATATTTCAATTAGACTTACTTTCATCATTTCTGATTAGCTTTCGATAGTCTCTGAGCGCATATGTGATCTAGTCACATACTTCGTTGCGCATTAAGTGTATTATACAGATTTTTACTATACCTATTACCTTTTATAATAGCCCTCATATATATCACTATTATGAGTTAGTACTATATAACAATTCACCACTTCACGCAGTTAGATAGGTTTATTGACACCAATGTTATTTAGCGTCAGTAGCTATTACTATCTTATTATATCTAAGTTTCTTTATATCAAAGTCATCTCCCACACCAGTCTCTAAAGACTGAATAAGCTCTCTATGTTCTGGATTTTGCAATACTTTATCAATAGTAAGTTCCTCAGTATTCAATCCTTTACCTCTAAGAGTAAATATAGCTTGATACACTGGATTACGAGCATTCTTAACTACTGTTTTTGAGCTATCTCCCTCAATAATCCATATCTCACATTCTTCTGGTTTCTTACTGCTGCAGTTACTTAACTTACCTCCAAGTACTCCAAACTTCTTATTCTCTTTAGTTCCCAATATAGTTTCCTTAGTCTTAGCTATTATTTCTCTAAGCTTTCTATAAGCCAAGGCCTTCTTTATTATTTCTTTAGCTATATTTGGATATTTTCTAAAGTGTTCTAATAAGTTATTATACACTACAGAAGCTACCCAAGTAGTCAAGTATACATTTGATAACTTAGTCTTAGTCTGATTCTCAAATTGAGGATCCGGTAGCATTATACTTACAATAGCACACATACCATCCTTAAGCTCGTTACCACTGATATTTTCGTCTTTATCCTTAAGTACTTTTGCTTCTCTAGCAAATACGTTTATAGCCTTAGTAAATCCAGCTCTAAATCCAGTTACATGCGTACCATCATTTATCATTCTAAGATTATTAGCATAGCTACGAAGCATATCGTGCCCATTAGTATAGTTCAATACTATTTTAAGTACTTCCTTTTCTCCAATTTCTTCTATATAGATATGCTTACTAAGAAGAGTTTCCTTCTTATCTATCATATCATCCATCATATCAAGTAAACCAGCCTTACTAAAGAATGTCTCTGGCTTATCATTATAATATGTAAGAATGAATTTTACGCCTGGATTAAGAAAAGCATTGTCTTTAAGAGCAGCCTTTACTCTAGATTTACTAAACTTAGTAACTTCGAATATAGTCTTATCCGGAGTCCAAGTCATAAGAGTTCCAGTTTCTTTAGTCTTTTCTAGCCTTTGTATATCAGATGTTTTAAATCCTTTACTAAAATCTTGTGTATAATGATATCCATCTTTCCAAGATTCTATATGAAGCTTCTCAGAAAGAGCATTCATTACCTTAAGTCCTATACCATAGTTACCACCACTTACTTTATAATTAGACTCAGCCGTAAGTTTTCCTCCAGCATGCATATCAGTACAAAGTATTTCTAGCACTGGTCTATTATGAATTGGATGAATATCTACTGGTATACCACGTCCATAATCACGAATGGAGAACGTATCTACGTCTCCATCGTCTTTTATAGTTATTTCTATAGTATTACCAAAGCCTGCTATAGCTTCGTCTATACTATTTGTAAGAGACTCTGTAAGGCATTGGTGTAGTCCTTCTATACCATTATTACCAATGTACATAGACGGTCTCTCACGCATTCCTTCAAGCCCTTCCAAAAGCTCAATATCTTTTGCTGTATATTGAGTATAGTCTTTACTCATCTAATAGCCCCCTATCTTCAAGTTTTTCTGTATCAACCACTATAGTATTCATACTATGCTCTGTGTAGTCTTCTCCATCTATAAAATCATCTCTAAGCTTTACAGCCTTACTATATAAATCATTCAAGCTATCATTTATAAATGTAGACGGATTTTTACCGGTTTCATCTACAAGAGTACTTGACTCTACACTTTCGATAAGCTCCTCTATAGCTCTTTCTGTTCTTTCCTTTATAGTACTACCTGCGTATAGTATGTTCTCATTTAATTTAATATTATTATCTTCAGAATAATATTCGAATTCAATCTTTACATTAATCCAATCCTTTTTAGGGAATATGTCACCTGTTATAATAATTTTAAAATGATCTCCTCTTACCGGTCCTACATTACTCATATTAATTCCTCCTTATAAATTATTATTAATTACATTCATCATTTGTACAGCTTCTTTACTCTTTCCATAAAATATAAAATCTAATATAGTCTGTCTTTTAAACTTACTATCATCCTTTCTACAGGCCTCAGCATATCTAGTAATACAAAGTCCGTCATTTATATTCTCAGCCTTGCCTACTATAATATGATCCATAATACCTGTATCTACTCTAAAACCCTCGTCATCAGTCATATAACGATGAATATTTATAGATATCTCGACTCCATCTACATCTTTAAATAGATTTATAGTCCTGATATCACCTTCATCATTCTTAATACTGAACGATTCTAATAGATCTTTTTTATCGTATTTATCTACTAGTGCATATGTTATCATAATCTAAACCTCCTTTATATTTTTAATTGTATTAATGAAAACATCATAAAAAGATATATGTTTATCTGTTTTATAAAAAATGCCGTTAAAAAAAATAAAGAGCCCATTTCTGAGCTCAATATTTCTTATACTTTTTCAATTATAGTTTTCTCACCATCATAATAAAGCTTTAAATCACTTTCTATTTTGATAGTAGCAAACTCTTTAGTATCTCCTAGTACGTCTATGTAGTCTACTATATCTTCTGCTTTATTTATTATAAATCCTTTAATATCTGGGATCATTTTATATAAAGCAGTAGACTCAATATAGTGCTTAAATTCAAGCATTCTATTTAGATCGATCTTTTCATCATAATCAAGTACAAGAGTCTCTATATTTTCATTTATAATACAACTCTCGTCTTCTGCCTTATATTCTACATTAGTACTAATATAGATAGTGTTATTTCCTGGGTGTATATCTACTGCGTATGTTAGTTTAATGTCGCCTTCTTTTAATATATGCATACTTATTCTCCTTTATCCATAATATGTTTAAATAAAGCATTTTCTAAATCAGCTGGGTTCCACTCATCATTTTCTAAAACTCCAAAGCTTCCATCTGGAACATAGTAATTTACCATTTCTTGAGCTTCTTCTTTATTAAGAGGCCCTACGTATATCTTATGATCTATACGTCCGCTTCTCACTAAAGGCTCTGGTAATAACTCCAGATTATTAGTAGTAATTATAAGTATCAGATTATTTGGACTTACGCTACTGTCTAAGAATTGCATAAGCTTATCTATAGTTTGTCCTTTCTTAGATATCATATCCTTAGCACCTTTACTTTCTCCATCTCCAACACCAAATATAGACTTATCCATATCTTCTATAACGCATATAGCAGGACAAGCATTACCATTTGTATCAGTATGATCTATAGTATCGTCATTTACCATACCTGATATTACAGCAGCTGAGTCACTTCCAGTAAATAAAGAGTCTATAAAGAATATTTTTTGTATATTAAGTCTTTCTGCAAGATGTTTTATTATAGAAGTCTTACCAGTACCAGGCGGTCCGTATAGAAGTATAGATGTCTTATACTTTCTACCAAACTTATCATAAATATCTTTACTAGCTATAAACTTATCAACAGCATCATCCACTTTATTTACAAAGCTTCCAAATATCTTTTTACCACTTCTAGGCTCTTTAGAACTATAGTGAAACATACCATTAGTCTTACACACTAATCTAAGCATATTGTCGGTCGTTTGTCTAGATTCAAACGTAGCTTTAATCTCTTCTATAATCTTATCTCTACCGACTCCATATACATCTACTCCAAGCATATTCTTTACACCTTCTCCACTAAAGGTATCCTTTATTTGGAAACTATATACATATGCCCAGCAAAATCTTCTAATTCTTATAAGATAATTACCCCACATAAGAGATTTATTAAACTCATTATAAAGATACATGTTATTATTTAGCAGTAATTTCTTACTACTTTCGCTATAACAGTTATCTACAAGCCATTGCTTTACCTTATCTTCCATATAAGGACCACTTACAGATACACCCATAATAAATCTACGTTTTACAAATCTAAATAATGAAAATATCCATCCACGTATTGTAGATAAGAAATAGGTAAGAAATCCTAATACTGCCATGTTATTTAAAGAAATTAATTCTTTCCAATTCATTCTATATCCTTCTCCTTTTATTAAAAACTAGTGACTGATCTTTTAAAGAATTGATCTTTTATATCGTCACCTTCATCTTCATTTATTAATACTATCCTTATCCCTGGACATCTATGAACAAGTTTTCTTAACTCGTCTACATTACTACCTCTAGGAACTAGTATGTAAACATTATTCCAAGGGAGCCTCACTCTTTCAGACTCCTCTTCAGGTGGAACTTCTGTTCTAAATGCTTGGACTATAGCTTTAACCTCTTCTATGTCATAGTCTGATATACTAATCTTAGAAAGCATCTCTAGTTTAGCCTTTTGCTCCATCATTATAAGTTCTTGAACTTCCAGCTGTTTTCTTGCATATAGATAAACTAATACAGCAGAAAACATTAAAATACAAATATCAAATACATTATGTCTTATTCTCATACACTATTCACCCAATACCACTGCAGAATCGCCTGTAATGCCGTTTAAAGTCATATTATTATACCCACCGTATACTAGACTAGTACCGATGTATCTAGGCTTATAAAGATCTATAGCGGCTTTAAACAGGTCTCTATGCACTAAGTTATTAATAGATTTCCCACCAAATCTAAGAAGTCTATCAGGTGTAAAGTATTCTGTAGATTTAACTCTGTATTCATTACTATGTACTTTCTTAACTATATATTTATCAAAACCTTCTTCACGCATACAATAATCAAACATATGTCTAAGCATGATTTCAATAAATACCTTTCTTATTCTACCAGGAACAAGATCTCCCTTATCACTCAAGTACATCAGAAAGTTTCCTACACTATGTTTTGCAAACCCAAATCTTTTAAACGTTTGTAATACTACTCTAAGAGCTCCGTCGTCTATTCTTTCTTTTATAAAATAGTCTTCGCTCTTAGTTACGTCTACTATTCTACCGATTTTAGTCTGCAAGTTTACAGTCCAGTCATCAGGAAACACATAATTTACTATATTATATTCGGCTATATTTCTACTGTATTGCATACCTTTCTTAAATAGAGCTACAGCCTTTACCATTCCTACTATCTCCATAGTAGCCATCTTTACTCTTTCAATATTAAGCTTATCTTTCATAGCTACGTTTTCACTATAGTCTATAGGTTTAAATCCAAAGCTTATATTAATACCCACTTTAAAAAGATCACTACTATTCTTTACATTGCTTTTTATAAGATAATTATATACATCATCATATATACTTCCTGTATTATCAAGTATCTCTTCCTTCTTCCAGATATCTTTAATAAATTTTATGAAATCTGCTCCGTATTTTATAGAAGTATTTCTACAGATATCTATAGTCAAGTTATTAATAATACCTTCAGTAGCATAGTTATTTACAAAGTAAACTCCTATACCAAGAGAATTCCAAGTACAAGATTTAATATCATTATCTCCATTTATAACATGTGCAAATTGAGCAAGAGCCCCTCCTAGACTATGCCCAGTGAAATAAAGCTTGTAATCTATTTTATCTTGTTTAAGTCTCCACTGTACATGTCTTAAGAACCAATGTGTACATACTAGCTGAGGATTATATTTATTAAACAGACATATATCTATATCTGTAAGCTTATCAGCTATATCGTCCGTACCTCTATAGCTTATAATTACTTGATTAGTCTTTCTGTTTATAAAAGCAGACGCATAAAATCCATTAGATGTCTTATAGTCTTCTGCATTAAGATCTACTCTAGTGACGCTACTTTTAATAAGTCCGCTTCCAAACAAATCACTCATAAGCTTTAGATCGTTAGCGCTATAATAAAGTTCCCAATCATCAAATATATCGCCCCACAAAGGCGTTTGATTATCAGCATCCTCAGTATAACAACCAAATAAACATCTAGATTTTACATTGACGTCCTCTGGTATCTTCTTAAAATACTCATCATCAAACAAAGCATCCATCACATTAGTCCCTTCTGGTATACGCATCCAACTTAAGTATCCCATTTGTGCAAATCCTGCATATACTACATCCTTCAAATTTGTCATTTAACTTATCTCCTTTATAAAAAATTTTTAATAATATGCTCTTTTTATTATTATACCAATACTCTTATCTTTAAGACCTTGTGCTTTTAAAAACTTGATTTCTTTAGCAATTGCTTCTTCTCTTGCTTTTTCAGCTTCTATTGCTTTTTGTTCTTTTTCTAAAGCCTTTCTTTCTTTATTAGCTTTATAAGACTCATGCATTTTAGATAATATTTTACGTCCTTTTTTACTACACAAAAGATATCCTACTCCTATTCCACCTAATAATATTCCTCCAACTACTTTACTCATAATACATTCCTCCTTTATTTTATAAAAAATCCTTCTAGCCAATCATATGCATAAGTATATACTGCATACGCAACTAGATAAATTACAAATTCTTTTACAGCTCCACTATAATAATTATCTGGAACTTTATTACCTGATTTTCTTGTATAACTTGGTATAAAAAAGAATAGTATATAAAAATACACTATTCCTATTACCCATGGCAAGTGTTTCATATAGTCCTCCTATAACTTTTGACCACTGAACACTAAGCACTTTCTTTTCACATCCTTATCAGTTTCTCCGATAAGGACTAAATTTGACATTAGATCCATTACTTCTGAAGAATTCTTTAATACTTCGTTTATTAATAAGTATTGAGTTCTCCCGTCATAATTTCCAAGTCCTAGACTATCTAGAGCAGCTATTCTAAAATCCTCTATCTCTTTTTGATAATCTAATATATCGTACTTAGTTGTAGTAGCCAAATCTTCTATTCTTATAAGATCTAATACATTATCTTTGATAGATCTTATTCTAGATATCATTCTAATAAGATCCTCGTTCATACTACTATCCTTCAACTCTTTTTGAGTTGTAAATACACCTGTAAACTTTGCCAACATTCCGATCACTCTTTCTTTGATACTCATTCTTAATTCCTCCTTTTAAATTATAAACCCATTTTTCTAAATATGTAATAAAATTGATACTTTGTAGTACTATACCTACTTCCTGTTTCTAATGCTGTTTTAGCCCGAAGATAGAATAACATAGCGTCTGTATCTCCGTTAAAATACTCTAAGTTATCATCAAACAGCTTCTTAGATTTTTCCAGTGTTATAGCTCGCCTTTCATATGTCATTCTATGTAAGTCCATCTCAAGCTTATTAAGTACAGTTTTGTATGTCTTGCTATTTTTACCATACTTTGTAATGTACTCTCCAATCTCAGATCCCTTAATAGGAACAGCTGCAGTTTTCATCTTATCCATTTTAAACCTCCATATACATATTAAAATATTGTAAACTATATTTGCCGTATAAAAATCACAAGCTCCACTAACACCTAATGCCTGAGTGGAGCTATTTGCTTGTGATCTTTATTTGTGGTAGTTAAATGACACTTCAATATATATATTTATCGGTTTACTAAAAAAATTAGTAAATTCTATGAAGTTTTGATTCGCTTGTATTATCTATTATAGATAATAGATAATCTAATAATGGATTGAATATAAAAGTAGCTCCATTTGGAAGAACTACTTCTGCACAGTCGGAAGTTCTGGCGTGCAATGTTTCATTTCCATATATTAAATCAAGCTTTCTATTTACGTGTTCTGTAATAGTTCTAAAAAGAGGATAATAGAACTCTTCAGATCTGTTTATATTCTCTGTAGCATTTTGCTTAGTAAGCATAGTATAAGCCTTTAGATATAATCCGCTCTTCTTAGCATTCTTAGTGTATGCTGTAAAGTCTGGATCTATACCAGGTTTATACCATCCTATTACTAAGTTATTTACTACAGTATGAGTATTAGCAACAGTATTAAAGTCTGCTTCAGATAGATATCCAGAGTCATTCCATCTAATATAAGTAGGACGTCCTAAGTCAAAGCCATCAAGCCAGTTACCAATAGCAACTACGCTATTAGTATTCTGTAGCTCTATATCTATTATAGTAATATATTTAGACATAAATCCATTAGAAGGCTGTAATATAGTTACTAGAGACGGTCTTACATAGTCTACTACCTTATACAGATGATTAAGAGCACTAGATTCTACAAGAAGTCTTATAGTATTTCCTACTTTAGTCTTAGCAAGTATATTAGGATTAGCCGACGTAGGGTTAAGCGGACTATCTAAATCAGCAGATAATACCAGTTTCTTAGTAGGATTCTTAGTAATAATAGTACGAGCTGCATCATCAAGTCCGTCCATCCAATCATTTACTATATCTATACCTTTCTCTTCCTGTCTCATACTAGAAGTACTACGAGAACGGAAATATCTATTAGGACTATTTATCGTAGGATAATGTTCTAATATCTTATCATTGTCAATTATAAATCCCTTACCAGGACTATTCTCATTATCATATACCTTAGTAAATAAATGGCTATATTTATTCCAAAATTCATCAAACTTTGCTCCAGAGAAATACGATGAAGGCATTCCATCTCTAATTGTATTAGTACCTAAAATAGTACTCATGTCATAATCTCCATTTCTTTCAACCATGTTTATAGCATATTCTAGAAGTTTCTTAACTTTATCTAAAGTCATATACTTATTCCAGAAACCTGTAAACACATACATTATTTGCATTAGTTGAATTTTCCATAGCATACCTAAGTCGTTATTCGTTAAGAATCTGTTATATTCTAAGATATTATACATATCATACGGCATGACATCCTTAACATTAGTTACATCATTACTTCCTATATACGTATCATAATTATAGTTTAGTATACTCATAGGACTAAATGTATAATTAAAATTTATAGGATTATCACTAACACTATAGAAGTCATAAGTATCATAAGAAGGTCTTCCTCCAAGATGGTATTCCCAAGTAACTTCATTATTAGGTCTGTCTGAAGTTATATCTCTGTATTTGTAAGCTCTAGCAGAAGCAAATGTTGCATCTTGTATATATATATTATCAGAATCAGGTTTCTTTATTACGTAGTTAATACGTCTATACCAATGTTTAGCCCAAATACTCTTATTGAAATCATCTAACATTGTAAAGAATACTGTATAACCGTATACACCATCATTATAGTTAAACCACGTCATATCAGAATTACTTTCGTGTGTATCTATACCTGGTACTGGGTTATTTACTAGTTCTATTCCTGATATATGTGAATTCTGATCACCTAAGTGCTTCATAACAGACAGCTTTATCTTTCCATTAACTGGTTGTGTATTATACTTATCTATAGGATATCCGTCAATTGCTATAGGTACATAACGATAAATCCTATTATTAGAGAAGTTATCAAGCTCTTTAGGAGCAAGCTTTATTGTAAACGTATTGCTATCTGTCTTAAACATAAAGCTTTTATCATTAACACCACTAGTAAATACTGGTCCTAATTTATAGTCCTTCTCAAAAGGATTATCTTCTTTAGGAACTACTTTAAACTCTAGTGAATTACTCCACGAACCTTCTGCATTACTATATACGTTTAGATTAGTTTGTGCTAAATTAGTATTAAGAAGTATATAATACTTAGTAGTTCCCTGTACCCTACCTACAGAGGCTATAAGATTTAAATTAACTTCTAACACCATTATACCATCATTCTTATAACTATTTGGTATACTAGATTTAAGTATAGATTGCATCATTCCTCTTACTGGAAAGTAATTTAGGTTAGAGTTATTCATATTATTATCAAATATTCTTTTATTACTTACAATAAACGCAGTATTTACAGACGAATCTCCACCATCATGCTCATTTGACACTGATCCATTTATAAACATTCCTACATATTGCTCAAATTTGTAGTCATGATTTATTTCTTTAAATTTCTCTATATTTGAACTAATAACTTTAGATATACTTCCACTGTTAATAAATGATGTAATATCTGTATGATCCATATCTATGTCGCTTATTCTTCTAGGTATAAGACTAATTCTTGTAAGTCCACTATGCCCAGTATACCATCCTCCACCTACACGATTTGTAGAATCACGTCCACCACTTAAATTAAATTTAAGAACATCTACATCACTAGTTTGATCGTATAGTATATTAGGCAGTCTATCAGGAAATCTTAGTTTAGCATTATAACTTTCTGAGAAATTGAATGCGTCTTTGTCTGTATAAAAATCCTCTACCCTTATAACTAGTTCTAATAGATCATTTGGATCATTAGTACAACTGTTAATAACATTATTAGGATGAGTTTTTGCTGACGGTAGCGGGAAGAATATTCCATTAGTCATACTAAATAGCTGAAAACTAGAAGCAGACCATAAGGTTCTTCCTTTAGAAACCATACTTGGATCATTTATAAACAGACCAAGAATGTTTTCAGGAGATGCCATCTTATACGGAAACTTGAATAATTTGTCATTATTATAATAAGCCCAACACATATCTCCATTGATAATATCCCTATCCGTATTTAATGTAGTATTCTTATAGCTAAATTGATGATTCGTATATACTACTCCACTAGCGCTACCTTTACCCTCAGTATCTTTTATATAGTATGGTTCAGCTATAATAGTAGACGATCTATCTGTTACAAGACTACGTCTAGCAGTAAGAGGATTTCTAGTATAAGCTCTACTTATATGAAGAGCCCCTATAAACTCATGATATCTATCGCTGACACGGGTCTTCATAGTCGAATATAAATCATACAAATCTCCACCGAGACCATCTGTTACATGCTTTAATTCTAACGCGACTTTACGATTATTTATAATAATATACCCTTTCTTAATATTAAATCTACTACCTATAACTTGAAAATCGTCAGAAGATATATCCTTACCTCTGTCACTATTCACTGTAACTAAGAATGGATTAATCGGACTTATCTTCTTGATACGAGATCTTAGTTTCATAGCATTATATAATATCTTATAGAATTTATTTACATTATCTACAGAGTCTATCACATTATAACTTGCAGGTTTGTTTACTAGATCTGGCAACATATGTAAATATGCCTTAGTATTATAGCTTCTAGCAAGCATAGGATCTACTTCTTTACCATCAAGTGCTTGTATCTTACTACCTAAATATGTTTTATATAGTATATTATAAGATACAATATAATCAGCCACTGTTACATAATCAATATTAGATATATCTCTATCAGTACTACTATTATTAGCAAATAATCTAGTAGTGTATTTAGCTTTATTTTCAGATACTTTAACTATATTAGAAAATTGCATATTAGTAGCTATAAAATTAAATGTATTAGCATAATGTAATGTCATATTATTTCCATCAGCACTATCATACAAGTATGTACTAGCTACATCCCTACTATCTTTGATATCTGCTAATATCTGATCATCTGTAAACTCTCTACCTGGATAATAAGCCATTCCTACAGTATCTGTATAATCTCTATCGAATTCAAATTCTAACTCCATATCTATAAATTTAGGAATTACCATAGGAAACTCTAGAAGATGCCATATGTTATCCTTATTTATATGATCAACACTAATTTCATTAAATAGTTCACTAGGAATATTTGCAAGTGCAGCTCTAAGCTCAGGAGTATTTATTATGGCATCTGCTATCGTATCTCTATAAGTCTTACTATCATCTAGTATCTGTACAGGCAATATCCACGATGGACTTATACTGCTTCCTACTCCAAGTCTAAGTTTACCACCATAGTCACGTTTCATTCTTATAGCCTGTACTACTGGAGCTCTAGAAGCATTACTATAGGCTATATTAAATACTCTTGTATTCTTATCGGTATAAGCTATAGGACGATTATAGTATTCACTATCCCAGCTAGCCTCACCATTATTCTTAGTACTTCCATTCCAAGTAATCTCGTATACTCTAGAATTATAGCCAGCGTCTACAACAGCCTTACTTATATCTATTAAATCATATAGATTTCCTCCATTAGGAATGTATAAGAATACGTCATTATACAACGTACTTCCACTTATAAGTTCTAAGTCTTCTCCTTTATATACATATACTTTACTTAAATCCTTAAAGAAACCACTAGATGCACTCACGTTAGCATTAGTAGTTCTTATATTTACAGCAGTATGATTTCTCAAACTAGGGTTAGCTATAGTAGGATCTTTAAATATAAGCTCTACTTTAACAGTATAAGCTACATTATCTATAGTAAATCCATCAATAGCTGGTTTAGCACTCCAAGCTTCTGCATATGTTTGAGCTACAGTTTTAGTAGTAAGTCTGTTAAATAAGCAATCTATCTTATAATTATTCTCTATAGGAGAGTTATTATAATACATTCTTACTTTATAAGCCTTACGAATATTAGGTATTATTCTGTTTCCATTCTTAATAGCGTTACCATATTCAGTTATAAAATCACTTAGTATACTATCTATCTCTAGTCCGTCTATCTTTTCTCCTACTTGCTTTCTTACTATTATAGATTTAGTATGATTTAATGCTGTATTTTGTGGAAATACGTATTCTACATTAAATCTTATCTTAGTAACAGCTTCTACTACGATAGTAAGCTCTTTATTATCAAACTTACCTTTCATCCATTTATTTGCATCATAAGGATCTTCAGCACTCCAAACTACTTCTCCATCAGCCATTATATTAGATATAACATGAGAAGTAGGACTCTTTATCGTAACTACACGCTTAACGAAGTTTATAAAGTTATCAAAGTCTTCTTGTGTATTTTCTCTGATATTAGATCTTTTGTATGTATAAACTCCATCGTTATAATCTAATTCTCTCTTAGTTTGACTATCGAAATCAGCAAGTCTAGTATCATTTATCTTAAGCTTCATTTCTTTAAAAGCTTCTCTAGGTTTAACTCCGTCTATTTCTATATTCTTAATCTTACTTATATCAAAGTTCATGCCTAAAATAGCAGCAGGATTAGCCACATGTTTAGTAACAGCCACGCTATTATCTTCAGGATTAATCTCTTTCACATCAAATCCATCATCAAGAATAGAAAGATCATAAACCCATTTATAATCATCAGACCATTCATTCCAGCTGTCTTGTGTTACAACTCCACCTCTAGCAACTATTTTACCAGCTCTATTTCCATTCAGGAATACATTTATGTATCTATATTCATTATCAGCAATAGCCTCAAGTTCTATAAATATATTAGCACCTTCAGGAATAATAGCATCTTTAAGATTATCTAAAGTATATGTATTGCTAGTAGTCTCAGTCTTTACTTTTACAGCTGTAACTTCTCTACCAGGTTCTGTTCTTCTGATCATATTCTTTATATGTTTAGCTACTTCTTCTCCTAGAGCTTGTCCTGGAACATATCTAAATACACTAAGCTCTTTATCATTATCATAGTAAACACTTCCATATTTCATAGGATCTAATACGAATTCTGCAGACGTTCTGTATATAAGAGATTGATATTTACCAAGTTCTTTAGCTATAACAGATAGAGTAAATACTCCTTCTGGCTTTTTAGATATATAAATACGATGATATCCATTTAAAATATCTACTATATCAACTGCTCCGTTATATTCAAATAGAACTTCTCCATCATCATTCTCTATTTTTACCCAGAACTTAGTATCTATAGGATAAGAAGCTCCTTCTGCAAGCTTTATATCTAGATTATTAAGAGGAAGCTTAGCAAGAGCTACATTACTAAACCATGGTTGCTTAGTACGATAAACTATTACTTCTGTTTCTTTCTCTTTATTAATACTAGTAAAGCCTGGATCATTATTATTAGTAACACTTACTTTAATCTTAAACTTATTAACATCTTTAGGATATCTTACTGTTTCGAATAAAGCAGTTCTATTTTCATCATCCCAAGTACTAGCAAGTTTCTCTATACTTTCTATGCTAGCTCCAGTATCATCAAATAGCTCTACCTTTATATTATAGTGATCTCTTTTACTTTTAGCTATATTATGCATAAAGTTTACTCTAATGTACTCATCGTTTACATAGTCTATAACATCTGTTATATTAGCTCTAGCAGAAACTCTAGTAACACCTGGTGCCTTAGACACTGCTCTAATTATCTCTCTTTCTATCTTATAGAATGTATTATTAACGTCTCCACCATTATACCATCTATGGAATATAAGATTATCTCTATTTCTAGGCTTTACCCATAGAACTATATTCTGCTTACTAGCTATATCTTCTAAATCTTCATTAGTAAATAGTGTATATTGATTTCCATCTCTATTTACATTATCATAATTTATATCAGCCACTTTAGTCACTAGTCCATTTTCATCTATATAGAATCTAAATAACTTAGTATCTTTAGAAGGGGCACTATCTTCACTGTCTATCATAAGCATAAATTCCATATTAGCATAAGTCATTCCAGGATTAAGTTTTATAGCAGATACCATATTATCTTCAGTAGGACTAGTAATAAATAATTCATTTACTATATCATCAGGATCTAGTGCAGCATTTTCTATTCTTTTATTTATAGGACTATCGTATAAATAAGTAACTGTCTTTCTAGGCTTATCAAAAGTATCATAAGTCTTTATAGTAATCTCATACTTTCCACCATAAGTAGCTATAAGATCATTTATAACAGCTCTAAACTCATCTCTAGAAGCATCGTCAAAGTTACCTTCTCTAAGTATCTTATCAAAGTATATATTATAAGGAAGTGTATTAGTTTCTATATCAAGCAATATCTTATCGTTTCTTATAATACCATTATTATTTACATCAGTAAGACTTCTTTCATATGTTTGAGTCCATTCTAAATCTTCCATATTAGGTATACCCTTTATTCTAGTAATAACTTCTACTTTAGGAGCTCCGCAGTTATACTTCAAGTATATAGAAGTAGGATGTTCACTATATATTTTACCTAAGCTATCATACCAGCTACTATTATAATATGTCTTATCTTGCAATAGTAGTCTATTAAGTACATTACGATCTAAATAGATATCTCCACTACTTACTTCTATATTAGTAATCTCATAATAGTTATTAGGTAGTACTTTATTCATATCAAGTTCTAGAGTTTGCTTTAATGATTGAAATTTATTAGGTTCTTTTATTTCAAAGCTCATATTTACAACGCCTTCTAAATCCATAGGAAGTTCAAACTTCATATATCTATTAGCCACATCAGACGCACTTGCAGTTATACTTCCATTATAAAGTACTACTCCATTACCATTAGTAATAATAGCCTTTACTATAGTTCCAGCCTCAAATACTTCGTCATTATACTTTCTAATATGTAGTTCATTTCTAGTAAACTCTAGATCTTCTGTAAGAAGTCCTACTTTATCACTACGAACTACAGCCGTTCTAAGATCGTATAAAGTAGTATTTTGTATAATATTTCCATCTCTCTTTACAAATGTAATCTCTACATTATAATCTATTCCATTAGGATATACATTAGGATATCTAAAAGCATATCCACCAGCCATAGCCTTATACTCATTATAAGTCATAGTCTTATCTAAAATAACATTCTTATTATCATAGTTATCCTTTACTACTATACGCATAAGCTGATTTCCATTTATATTAGCCACAGAAGCTATTATATACATCATTTCATCATCTATATCGTCTATAAGCTGAGGAAGTCTATGAGATACTCTATAGGCTGTTAAATAAGGCTCTAGTAAATCTTCTTCTAGCTCTCCTACTATACTTATTTCTTGTGCTATTACAGTATCATCTCCTATATTATAAAGCATATGATTCTTTGTATTCTTTATAAAGTCTCCATTAAATTGTGTAGATAGTGGAAATCTCATAGCCTCTTCTAGACTCATACGTCTATCATCCAATACTTCATACACGCATTCAGGTATATCTGTTATAAGATATAGCTTAGCACGTGTATCAACTGTCATAGTATATCCACTATCAGCTGGAGCTATTAGTATAGGAGGATTAGTCTCATTTCCTACCCAAGTATCAACAGCCACATACAAAGGTATTCCATTAGAAGAAGTACAGTCAAATCTTCCAGCACATATATTAGCTCCATCATATCCTAGTATTATTCCACGAACTCTAGGAAACTTGAAGTTACTATAGATCTTTAAGTTTACAAATCTATCTGCTCCTCTATCAAGGCTCAACTGTTGTATATAGCAACCTTCTGTAATATCGTCTTTAAGTCCGTTTAATATATCTTCTATATTTTCTATATTGTGTCTACGAGATGAAAGCTCTCCAAATAATCTAAGTATTTTATCATCTCTATTTATTTGATCTAAGTTAGACTTATGCCAAGATTGTATCTTAGGATCACAACCACAAGCATAGAACTTATTAATAAGATTCAAGAATCTTTCAGTATCATTTCTATATTCACTACACACTACGTCTAACAGATGTCTTATTTGCTCTTCTAAGCTATGATATTTATTCTCTCCATTAGCATAAGTCTTCATACGCCAGAATACTACTTCATCAGTCATATAAGGCATTTGAATTCTGTCTACACCCTTGTATTTAGTATGCATTACATAAGGCTCAGTCTCTTCATATATTCCATTAAGAGTTTCTATATACTTTTCTATATCATTGTGTACAAATGATTCCCCACCTTTTTTAACTATCATTATTGAGGCATCTCCACTTATATCGAACTTAGGAAGATCTGGCAAATTGTGTATATAAGTATTTCCTTCTTCAGTAAGATCTCCTTCTGTCAGGATATTATTAATCTTTCTATCTATCATAGGCTGATCATTATCTGCAAAAGGGATAACATCGTGTTCAGGAGTTACCATACACATTACAGTACCTAGATCTTTAACATGTTCGCCAAATACAATAGTTCCGGCTAAATCTGTAGAGTTCTTTGGTTGTATTACTACTGCAACTCTATATTCCATTCTATATTACCTCCATTATCTTTTAAATTTAAAGCTTCCTCTCGTAGCAAGACTACTTATATATCCAGGAGCACTAGCTACAAGCTCATATAACCATCCTTCTTCTATTATTAGTGTACCAAAGTTTACTTCTACTGTCATTATACCTCTGGCTACTTCTGCAGCAGAAAGCTTTGGCTTTGATGCTGTTTTGAATATTCCATTAGGAACATCTGCCGTAGTAAGTCTTGTACTACTATGTGTAGTGTTGTATACCATAATATCAAAAGACATTCCTGGTCTCCAATATCCACAACTTATTTCAAATCTACGGTTAAATTGATCATATATTATATTATCAGTAGCTATAGCAAGTTGCTCACGTACTGGTTCATATGTCTTATTTGGAGTCCAGCTACTATCAACAGTCTTTCTATAGTCAAATTCTTTAAGATTATTATACTTATGATCTCCTGCTACAAGTATACAATTATCTCCAAGAGCAAGTCCTTTATTTAAGAAAGTAGTACTCGTTCTGCATACTACGCTATTATATATAGGAAGAACACCTATATCATTCATTCTACTTCTATTAGCTTGTACAGTATTCATAATACGCTTTGCTTCTTCAGGTGGAATAGCAGTTTCTATTTCCATATAATCTATATATTTAGTCCATACATTTATACCTATATCGTAGTTAAACTGTATAATATATTCCCCAGTAGCAGCTTGTTCTGCAAATGATATGATATTATCTGGCATTGCAGAACCTACTTGAGCTATACGCATATTAGGTTGACTGAACTCGTGCGATGTATTTTTATCCATAAAAAAAGCAATCTTATCAAATCCTATATGAGAACCTGGTCCTATTTCTACGAATATTTCTGCCGTATTTATCTGTCCAGTAATAAACAGACAGCTACTATAGATATCTGCTGCTTTCTCAAATCCATCTATAGCAGGCTTAAATCCTTTCTTAGACGGATTAAATTTTAGCTTTAGTATCTCTCCACGCTTTACAAATACACCTTTCTTTATAAAAGTCTTTCCTACTTTATCCATAATATCTGTAATCTTAGTCTTAAGCTCTATATAATAAGATTCCATATCATTTATATTCTTCTGTAAAGCAGCTATAGCTCTATCGTGTATATCAGCCTTTTCTTTAAGCATTTCTAGTGTATTATTCATACGCTCTTCTATAGTAGCTATATTAAATCTTAGATTTTCTCCTATTCTATTTACCATACTATGAATAAGACTGAAGACATCGTCTATACTTCTGATCTTTTCTCCAGCTATAATCTTACTTACGTCATAGAATACGTGATCAGCAGTTATAAATGGTATAAGTATGTCTCTTTTTCCATCCTTAAATGTCTGCATTATATAAGGTACAAGCTGATCCTTATTATTTCTTACATATTCATAGAAATCTCTCGTATTCTTCTCTCCATAAGTAGTAGTACCATCGTCATTAGCAATCAACTTTAGCCACATAGACGGTTCTCCAAACTTAGTTCTCTGAGTACTAACTTCAAAGAAATTATCTAGAAACTTTCTTACTTGTATAGCAGACTCTGTCTCTACATTAACTCTTTCTCCATTTTCATTTATAACAAAGACAGATGGTCTAGGAACTTTAACTTTACCATCTTTATCTGTAGGAAATCCATTAGTAGTTCCATATGCATTACCATTATTATCTGTACCATAATCGAGTATAAGCTCGTGCATAGTAGCCAAATTCTTATTATCAGCTGTAAGAAGACTGAATGTAAAACGACCGGCTTTCATATATCTATCAATATACATAAGCTTATCTTTTATTTGATCTAAATTTTGTGTTGCCATATATTCACTCCTTTTTAATGCTATTATTTTAAACAGGTGTTTGTCTCGAACAATTATAGTAACAACAATTGATGTAAAAAAAATGAATAAGTTTTATGGCCTTATTCATTTTTAATTATTCTTAAAGAGCTATTCCTAATTTAAGACAGATATATTCATATCCAGCTTTATTAGACTTCTTAAAGCTATTTAAATAATCGATATCAAGATACCATTCGTCGGTATCATGATTATACTTAAATGCTTTGAAATGAAAGAAGTTCAACATATCAGAAAGTCTTTTATTACCTTTAACTGAATTATTGAAAGTCTTTTCGAATAACTCTTTAAGAGCATTACATTCTACATACTTCATACTTAACCTCCTTTCGGGAGGAATACCAATTATGGCAATTCATGGAGATAGTTATGGGGTGTGTAGAATCTCTTAATAATATATAGTTATCCTGATGCTAATTATAGTATTGGGATAGTTGCATTTTATTACGTCATTTACAAAAAAAAAATAACAAGATGTGCAGTCCTGTTATTTAATATAGAAGTTAAATTTTCTTTTTAAAACCAGCTTCTACTAATTTTTCAAATCCTTTAACTTCTTTTTCTAGTAAGAAGTCAACTAGATTTGCATGATCTCTAAGAGATATGCTACCATCATAGAACCCAAGAACATCGTCTTCAGTATTAGAAATATAGATTATTTGAAGAGTCCATTGCAATGTTTTAGAATCTTTACCAAATTTATCATATAACTTTTCTAAGTCATCTAATAAATCAGTAGCAGTGTATCCACGAGCTATTCTATTAATAGATTCTAATTCAGTTGCGCATTGGTTGAACATAACACCAGACATTATTTTACCTGGTGCTTTATTAAATATGCTATTATTATTGAATACTTCTTGTTCTATTCTGTTTTCCATAGTTAGTGATGCAAATGACATATAAACCACCTCCTCAAGTGAACCCTTGTTCCAATCCTATATGTCAAATGATTGGGGGTTATATATTATATTTTTTATTATCTACTATATAATATATAACTAAATTTAGCTTATTTA